ACATTATGTGCTTGTACACACGGCATATAATCATGCCGCCACACTCGTTTTGTGCATTCTCGCAATCTTTACAGCGCACCACTGGCACAACGTCAGCGGCTGGCGGCGAGGCAACAATCTCCATTGCCATGGCACCGTCGGAACCGTCCACCCATTTCGCCGCCATCACCGCTCTTATGGCAGTATCTCTCTTAATGTATTCACCCATCGTTTTCCTCCTATTCTTCTGTTTTACTCGCTAAATCTCCGCTTCGTAACAGCAATCGGAAACTCGTCGATCTCGCTTGCCCACAGGCACGAGCCTTTTCCGTTAATCTGTTCCCAGATAAGCGGAAAACCGCCGATACCGTCAAACAGGCTTGCCATAGTGCCGACATGACCGAGCTGCATACACAGCCGATAAAGCACAAATCGCCAGGGCGGGAGTGCGATAGAGTTGCCGAGCGCCTTGTATCGCGCCGCGTCACTGCTTTCCTTGTGGCGTTTTCCTTTGGTGTCTACCCATTCTCCGATATCCGTCCAACCGTCCGGGTAGCCTTGCAGGCGTTCACATTCGAGCGGAGTAAGGCGGCGGACAGACGGTGTGCTGATTACGCGTCCAAATGTATCGCAGCGTCCTACACCCTTATAATCCCTTGCGCACAATGTGCTCGTTTGCTCTTTTCCGTCTAATGTGGTCGGAGTAATAATCGCCATCGGGTCGTGCATACAGTTCAGCGTCTGGCAAACGTCCGGTGTTAAGTGGTTGGCAATATCGCCTTGTCCATTACCAATGCAAATCGGTACATTGTTTCCACCAGTTCCCATTCTTGCAGTCAGAGCAGGTGCAGTCCCGTCATAAATCCGTACTGCCTCGGAGCGGTGCTGTATGTCGTAGCAGGTGTCATTGACCAAAATTGTACGTCCTGCTCCGGTGGCTCCCAATGTATGACAAGGGTCTCCGAGTTGCGGATTGTTGGCATTCGTCTTGCTGGTAATGGTTTCCTCATTATATACAACTGCCGGTCTATCAACCGTATTCAGCGTGTAGCTCTGATCTTCGCGCCATCCCTTACCGTTGCACCCTGCGGTTTCTGCGCGGTCTATTCCGTTGCCTTGCAGGCAGAACACCGTCTGATCGTTACCAGTTCCCAGTGTTCCGCTTTTCTCCGTCTGCACTAAAGCGCCTTTTCCGCCTCCGTCGCATCCGCCTCGGATTCGGACTGCATAAGCAGCGCCGTTTTCAGCTTCTCCGGCAGGTCTTTCCCTCTCCGTTCCGCTCTCCGCAAAATCCCCAAACAGGCTTTTGCGCTCAAACAGTATTTCGGCAGCGGTGCAGCCTCTAAAATCTGCGACAAGCGCGATTCTACGGCGACGTTGGGGCACTCCCCAGTATTGAGCGTCAAGCACTCGCCAAGCAACACTCCATCGTCCGTCCACGTCGCGGTACCCCCCCCATGTCGGCCATCCCTTGTCAGGCACTTCAATATCGGGGGCTTCCGGTTCGATGACTTTGATTGTTTCTTCGAGGACGGCTGCGAAATCTTGTCCTTTGTTGCTACTGAATGCTCCGGGCACGTTTTCCCAGACCATGTATCGAGGGTAAGCTGCTCCACTTGCTTCTCTCATCTCCTTAACAAGTCGTATTTGCTCCATAAACAGACCGGAACGAGCACCCGCCAGGCCGGCACGCTTACCCGCAATGCTCAAATCCTGACACGGCGAACCGCCTATAATGCAGTCAACCCACGGTGCTGTGCGTCCGTCTATTTTGGTAATGTCACCGAGGTGTCTCATACGCCCCACTGCGGCGTTCAAAATTTCATCACTGACCATCCTCATCCGCTCCCAAAATCTCAACCACAATCCGCGGATTCTTCGCATCCACCTCAAAGTGATCTTCAAATCCTCGGATATTCTTCCAACCGTCGTTCGACAGATACCTTGCTTTCACCAACGCATCCTGAATAACCTTGCGCCCGAACGCGCAAATATTATCCTTATCCCTCCGCCGGTCTTTCTCGTACCAGCGATAAATCATGTACACCGGTTCTTCAAACTCCGCACCGCCCAGTTGCCGTGCCGCGTGCATCACAACGGTTTCGCACTTCTTCTTGAGCTGTGCGCCTAAGTACCGATTGCGCCGTTCCGCCTCGATCAGCTCATTCAGTCCCGGTAGTGGACCTTTGATTACGAACTTCACTTCTCACCTCTCACCTCTGCTTGCTTTCACTCGTGCCGCCCACTCATTTTCCCAGTCACTGGCGGCGGGCGCACCGTTAAACATCGGCGCATCCGTTTTGGTTTTCTTCGGCTTGTCTCCGATTCTGTCCCAGATGATGCCTTTCCAGTTGCTCGCCATACTCAGCCGGATAACTTCGACCACAGCCTGTTCGCCGTGCTGCTTTACGCGGTTCTCGATCTCTGTCAGCAGAGATTTCAGTCCAGTCGGCTTGTACCCTTCCCTGCGTTCAGCTTTGTATCTGAGCCAATCCTCGACCGCCGAGCGTACCGGTTCGTTAAACCGTTCCGTCCAGTCCGCCTCTTTTGGCTTTTCCGGCTTTGGCGCTTTAGGCTTCGGCGGACATTTTGCCGGTTCCGTCACTTCGTCCCGCTCGCAACTTTGGTACTCGTCATACTTGCTGACGGTAATCACGGTGTAATGCCGATTGGTTTCCACCGTGATTTCGCCGGTCTTTTTCAGTTTACCGAGCGCCGTCCGTACCTGCTGCACAGACAGCCCGCTTTCCACCGCGAGTTCCGCATAACTTGTTGCAAACGCACCACGCGGTATTTCTATCCCCTTCCACTCGCAAGCCTTGTAATTGGCTCTCAGCAGGACGTGCAGCCATAGCTTGCAGGTGGGGAGGTCTTTGTACCATCCCCACTCCGTAAGCGCACGGTGCAGTTTTATGTGCCCGTTCATCGTCCCTCACCACCTGTTAAAACGGCGGTTCGTCATCGTCCGCCTCGTCGGTCGGAATAAAATCGCTGTTACCGCTGTTCTGTTCGCGGTTCTTCTTGGTCTCGCCGAAGCTGACTTCCTCGCAGTTCAGTTCGATTGCGGTACGGTTGTTACCGTTCTGGTCTTGCCACTTGCGGGACTGGATACGGCCAACAACGATTGCCATCATACCCTTTCTGAACCACTGCGAAACAAACTCTGCCTGCTTGCCCCATGCAACGCAGTCGATAAAGTCTGTCTGTTTCTCGCCGTTCGCGTCCTTGCGGTCACGGTCAATCGCCAGCGTGAACGAACAAACCGCCGTGCCGCTCTGCGTATGTCTCAGCTCCGGGTCTCGCGTCAGCCGACCCATTAAAATTCCCTTATTCAGCATTTGCAAATCTCCTTCGTGATGTACGATTTCAGTTCTTCCGGCGTGTAATACACCCGAGCGCCGATACGCACGCAGCGGATATAACCCGCCTTGTGGATTTCGTCCAGTGTGTCCACGCTGATGTTCAGCGCGTCCGCCGCTTCCTTGCGTGTCAGCAACAGCTTTTCCATTTATCGTCCCGTCCCTTTCGTATACTTCTGGTTTTCCTCACTCCACAGCGGATAAATGCTCTGCAGGTACTCCCGCATTTCCCGCTTGATTTCCTTGCCGTCGCCCTGGTCCATCTCCCGATGACAGTCCGGGCACAGCATCACAAGGTTTGTCGGAATGCCCATGCCGCCGCGCGCTCTCGATACAAAATGGCACGCTTGCAGTACACCGCCTTTCCCGCAGTGGCGGCAAATGCCGCCGTCCCGGTCGTAGCATTCCTTCCAAACCGCCGGGCTAATGCCGGTAAACTTGGTCTGCCGTCTCATTCTTCCATGTCCTTTCTCGCCGCGCGTTCCAGTCTGCGCTTTGCCGTCCGGCGATTTGCTTTTTTCATCTTTGCCCAACCTCTGTGGTTATAAGCCCAGCACTCGTATTTGTGCGAAAATTCGCCGGGGTTTCTTGCAAATCTCTTGTAGTTTCCCCACTTCATACCCCGCGCTCCTCCGGCTTCCATTTACTCAGCCAACCAATCACCGTACTCTCCGGTTCGGTTTCAATCCCCTGCTCCTTGCAGTCCTGCACGATCAGATTGATAAGCCGACCCATCTGTAAGGTGTTGTAAGTGCTCGACCCGTAGAAGCACATCAGATAACCGCCATTGCAATCCTGCGTTACCCATCCGAGGCCTTGCTTGCTCCACAGGTCAGCGATAAAGTCTCTCTGCTGACCGTTCACATACGGCACAAGTCGATAATTGTCCCCGATTTCGGGGATGTACTGCCGGTACACTTCCTCCCGCTTGATTCCCAGCTTCGCAGCCAGTTTTGACATGCAAGTCCACGCATAGGCATTTGCCCGCCCGGAACGCTTGTCGTACTTCTTCTTCACCTCGGCGGTATAGGTCTTGCCCTCTTTCATCTGTTCGCACTCCACCCGCGCCATAGGCGCGTTCTTGATATGCAAACACAACCAGTTGCCGAGATCGTTATGCACTACCTGTGCACGGTCGAATTCATGCGTCATTCTGCACCGCCTTGTGCTGTTCTGCCTTGATCGCGTTCCATTTCGGTTCAAGCTCCAAAATGGCTGCGTTCATTTTTACGATGTCGTTTTCGTCTTTCTGGTACTGCTCGTGCCACACTTTCGACGATGCATCCGCATCTTTACCGCTGATATCGTAAAGCAACTGCTTTACTTTTTTCGCTTTTATCTGAACCGCTGTCTGCTTATCATTGCGTTCCACAGGCTTTGACTGCGGCGCAATCTCCGCATCCGGGTCATCCATCTTTGTTGGAATCTCTTTCATTTCCTCGGTCGGAATGCAGAACACCTGAAAGCAGGCGTACTTGAATGCAATGCTCATTGCCTTGTTCGTCGCCTTGTCGCCGCTGTCCATGCCCTCGCCGATCACAACGCACTGCACGCTGCTGCCGTCCTGGGCGTAGAACGTATACCGTACCGTGCAGACCGAATAAATCAGGTTCCCGCCTGTCTTGGTCTGCCGCTCCTCTCGGCGCTGCTCGATGATCTCTGGCACGACGAAAATGCCGTGCTTCACCATTGCGGGCTGCAATGCGTTCATCACATCGTCAACGCCGCGATACTTGAACTTCTGCTGCACGTTGGTCTTGTCCTTGCCGATTGCACCAACGTCAGCCATAACGCCGATAATCGCCTGATAAATCTCTGCCATATCACTTCACCTGCAAATTTATGTTTTCTACCAGCTCCGCGCCCGGTACGGCCTCACCGGATTTCAGTAACTTGCCGATTGCCGTCTTGTCCGGCTTGCGGTCGATAACTACCTTGCACAGATCGTCCGGCACCATTACGTCGCTCGTAATGTTCACCTGCATACTCTTGCGGAACGACAGCGCAGCCTTCGACGTGCTGATCTTGTCTTTGCCTACAGCAAGCATACTGTCCGCAAGGTGCTGCTTCATGTACTCCATGCGCTTCTTGGTCGCATCCTCTCGCGCCTTGAGATTGTCCCGCTCGTTCTTGAGCGCCTTAACCTCCGCGTCAAGGTTCTTGATGGTGACGGCATACGCTTCGGCCTTGTCCTCAAACGCCGCGTCCAGGCCGTCTACAGCCTCAAAGCCGCTGACCTCGCCGGTCTCCGGGTCTACCGTGATAGCCTGCATTGCAGTCGCAAATTCCTGCGTCAATTCGTATAAATTCATGGTTCGTCCTCCTGTTCAAAGTCCTGCACAGCAATCCGTAAATCAAGCAAGAAGTTCTTAATCTCGATGCTGAATAGGTGTTTATAATCCTCCAGATACAGCCCAATAGCAGTCTCGGCTTCCCGCATATCCTGCAACCGGTTAAGTCGCTCCTGATCTGCCCTCTCCGGCGGCTCTAACGCCCGCTCAGGGCATCCGGTGATAGTATCACGCATTGCGCAGCGCCTCCAAAACGTCCTCATCACACATGATTTCCGTTTTCCCGTCTTTCGTTCTCACCCATAGACCATCACCTGTGCGGGTGTAATATTCCTTCGCTCCGGTAATCTTTCCACCCTCGATGTTCATCAGCCAAACCGAAGCGGTACATCCCCGCGTAGAAACATTCATGCCAATGCTTGCAACCACTTCGCTACCCTGCTTTCCAAGAACCAGATCAAGCAGGCTGTGGAACAGCTTCTTGTTCTTGTCTTTCATTATTCATCCACCTCTGTAATCGCGCCGTTTTCCAGCATATAAAACGTATCTGCTTTGATGGTTTCTCCATCTACGCAAACAGCCTGAACGCCTAAAATGTGCATTTTTTCATCACGTTCCGTGAGCACCAGCCAACAGCCGACAGCGCCTTTCGCTTTGCTGCCATACCCGGTAACGACCGCAATGCTTTCCGCTCCTCCAACCGTAGCGGCGCTCCAGTCGCCCGTGTTTGTGGCGGCGCTCTGGTTGCCCGTGTTTGTGGCGGCGCTCCAGTCGCCCGTGTTTGTGGCGGCGCTCTGGTTGCCTGTGTTTGTGGCGGCGCTCCAGTCGCCCGTGTTTGTGGCGGCGCTCCAGTCGCCCGTGTTTGTGGCGGCGCTCTGGGTGCCTGTGTTTGTGGCGGCGCTCCGGTAGCCCGTGTTCGTGGCGGCGCTCCGGTAGCCCGTGTTCGTGGCGGCGCTCCAGTCGCCCGTGTTCGTGGCGGCGCTCCGGTTGCCCGTGTTCGTGGCGGCGCTCCGGTTGCCCGTGTTACTCTCTTTCGCGCTCTTAAAATCCACTTTTTCCAGAATGAACTTCACGCCAGCCTGAATCAGCCCCGAAAGGCCAATCTCTGTTTCAATCTTGATTTTTTTGCCAACCCGATTGCTGTCCTCCTCAGTCTGCTCGTTTGTATCCAAATCTACCTCGCAGTAACGTGAATCTGCCGGGTTGTAGTATCCGAATACGTCCATCGGGTACTCGCAGGCGTGGAAACCCTTGTGGCAAATATCCGCCGCGTTTCCCTCGTACTCTTTGCCGATTTCGTACTGAAAACCCTGGCATTTCAAGTCCTTGTCAAAGCCTTTGTAGCATTTCACTTGCTTTTTCTCCTCTCCGGTGCTATAATCACCGTGTAATATTTTTGCATGCCGCTGATTGGGTATCCTACCACCCGTCAGCGGCTTTTCTCATTCCTGCAGGTATTCCAGTTCACCGCTGAGCGGTGCGAAACACTGTGGGAACACATTGCCATAAGCATCCCGCAGGAGCAGGAACCGCCATCCCATGCGATCTACTGTCCAGACGCGCTCCATGCACATAGCGTGCACCGTGATGCGCTGCTGAATCCGTTTCAGCTCATCCAGTGAACAAACCTCGTTGTCCCTGAAATCTAAGCCGTCCTTCTTCCGCGGTGCAAACCGCAGCACCCGCGCCGTGTCAATCGGCGTACCATTGATTTTCACAATCATGTTATCACCTCCACTCCGTCCAGAAACAACCATCACCGATGCCGCAAGTACGGCTCATGAGAACCGGCTCGCCGTCATCGCCCTCGAAGATTTTGTCCTCGAAAGAATACTCCGGCTTGTCCTCGGTGCCGAACCATCCCTCGCCCTCGCAGGTTTCCGGGTTGTACTGGGTGAAGTACCAGCCTAACCCCTGCGGGACTTCTCGCTTGTCCCAGTCCGGCAAGCTAAACTGTCGGAAATATTCGTGCTTTGTCATTTTCGTTCCTCCGTTCTCATGCTGATCGTCTTTGCGCTCTCGCGCATCTGCAAGCCATACTTAGCAGCGTTCATCGCCTTGCCGATAACCCGGCGCTGCATGTCTTTGACTTTCAGCGTCTTGCTTCCGTCATATCCTGTTTTCTCCTCTCAGCGATAACGGCCGCGATATCTCTGCCGGTGCTCATAGGCCGCAAGCAGTACGCTTGCCCTTGCGGCTACAAATCCGACCGCCAGCAGCGCCAGCATGATAACCGCACCGCTGAACAGGTCAATGCGGCCATTCTCAGTCATGCCACCAGAGAGCAGGACACCGAGAAAACACATTCCTGCAAGCCAGCCACAGCGTTTGTAGGTCATTGGTTTCAATCCCCTTTCACGGTTTCTTGTAACCCTCGAACGTAGTGAGAGGGTTATTCTTTTCTTTCTTTCTTAGAGAGTTAAATTAATATATATTCGACCGTAGGGAGAATATATATATACTTCTTTTCTTTCTTTGTTACTTTCTTTCTTACGCCTCGGTGTGTTGATGGTTTGTTATTGGTGTGTTATCGGTTTGTTGATTGTGTGTTATCTGTGTGTTGATGGTCTGTTGTTAGAGTGTTAAGCAGACGCTTCCGCCTGCACCAATCGGTTAGCCACATCGGCCACATGATAGCGACCGCCAGTTAAACGTGGAACACCATCTAAATACCTCTGCACGGTACGATAACTAACGCCAAACCAGTCTTTTAACTGTTTTGTGGTAATATATTCGCACCCTGCGAACGTGCGTAAACGGCCTTCAACCGTGCGCCTGCGGTTGCTTAATTCTGTTACTGTCATTCGTTCAACCCTCCGCTTTCTGTGTGTTATTGGTGTGTTGATGGTTTGTTATCGGTCTGTTGCTTAGTGTGTTGATGGTGTGTTATCTCTCATCATCATCGTTGCCGCAACGCAGCATCGCACACACAATAAGCAGCGCCATTTCTATGCCCAGTGTTGCCAGCACTCCGGCAACAAAAGGTGGAATATACATCGGTATCACCTCCGCTTGTTCGCCCCTTCCCGACCGTGGTATAATAGCCGGGAAAGGAGGTGTTGGTATGATGCACTTAGGTTCTGAACTTCGCCGTATCGATCAAGAAGCCGAATTAGAATTCCGTGATTCTATGCAGAACCAGTTGGAAGAAACCAACCGAAAACTGCAAACGCAAATCGATGATGCCCGCACAGAAGCAACGGCCGCTTCGCGTGAAGCAATGATTGCTCGTGTTCTTGCTATTGCTTCGCTGATTGTCTCGGTTATCGCCTTATTTAAGTAAATCGAAAACCTTACATATCAATACGCAAGTAGAGAACCCCAGCGAGAAGCCGGACAGCGCTATACCAAAGCTGCCTGACATGAAAATCTCTTTGACTTTCTTCATTGCCGTTCACCTCCGCTTGTACCACTTGTGCATCAGCACAACCAGCACAACCAGAATAACCATCGTTGCGATGTTAAGCGACATCAGTACCGGATCCATTGCTCTCACCTCCGCTTATGCGCTCTCGTTGTCATGACGGTCAAACAGATACTCGATATTCATGCCGGGGAACAGTTTGTCTCGGATAACACGGGCTTCGCTGTAAGTAAAATCCGTGACGCCTTGCATCTTGTTTCGTACCGTCTTTTCGCTGCAATTCATAACCTGCTGAATATCATAGTAGGTCACATTGAATCGCGGCATTTCTTTTTCAATGAATCTCATACAATCACCTCCTGTTACCATATTCGGTAATCTGTGTTATTATAATATCACCGAATACGGTAATTGTCAATGGTGTATCGGAAATATTTTTACCTAATTCGGTAATTTCTTTATTGACACTGCATGCGTATAGTTATATAATGAAGTCATAGAAAGGAGGAATTGAAATGCTGGTAGACGCGCTGGATATAATGAAGCAAAAAAGTGGTAAAACACTGCAACAGATTAGCGATGAGTGCGGAATACCCAAAGGAACGCTCAACAAAATCTTTGCCGGGCAAACCAAAGACCCGCAATACGGGACTTTGAAAACCATTGTTCATGCACTCGGATTCACTGTTGACGATCTGGAGAAGTTCGAAAATCCAGAAATAAAAAAATCTCCCGCTCCGGCCGAAGCCAAAGCGAGAGAGATAAATGCAAAACATATTATGGATGTGTTTGTGTCAGCTGGAATTATGCCTGCTGGCGAAGATTTGTCTAACGAGGACTTAATCTTTCTCCGATCGATCGCCAACGCAGTTTCCACTTGGTTTCAAGAGCGCCACCAGACCGGATAAAATCTTTTCCGGTTCTTCAAATGTATTGAGATAGGCGGCGAATGCCTCATAGTTTGGATATTTATTATTTTCCATGTTTTGTTCCCTGCCTTTCTTGATACTATGGTATTACCAATATAAGGCAATATCAAGCAAAACCGTCCGTCAAGTTATGACAATATTATATATCGAACACTTGTTCGATTCAAGGACGAGTTTTCCGATTACAAGTAAAGTCCAATAAACAGGACTTATGCAACACGGGAGAGTGTCAAAATGAGTTACGAGGTTTGCTTTTACAATGGACGTATATCATTCATCTTTCCCAAACCTGCTGGCGCTCTTTATGACAATCGAGATATTATCTACGATGCAGAAAGAATATCCGTAGATGGTGAAGCGCATGATTTAACATCTATTTCGTCCATTGAATCTATTCCGGTTCCTACTTTTGACACTTCAATATCGGTGCACGATGGTTTAGGTGTCACCGGTTCGTTGGAATATGTTCTAAGGATGCATGCAAGCAGGCTGTGGAAAATTGAAAAGTACGACTTAGCACTTGCATGTATAGAGAAAGCAACCGAAATCATGTTTGAATCGCCCATCGGTTGGAGTGAAAACGATTTCTACCGCGTCGTGCAATGGTACGAGGAAATCGGAAGATTTTCCAAAGCCTTAGAGTGGCAGCATAAAATCGAGGAAAACTCAAATAAAATCTCGGTTGGTGCTGCACTCAGAACCCGCATCTACAATGAGGTAAAGATCAACTGTCTGGCCATGGGCACAGATCTTGTTTTGATTCCATGGGAAAACGGAAGAAGTGCAGTGTCTGCCAAATATCAAGGGCGTGTGTATACCATGCACGGAAATGATTGGCGTTTTCCTAAGCTCCCGAAATTCATTCTAAAGACCGGATATGTAGAGCCAGACGGCGCGTTCGTTCGATTCCCTATAGTCTTTTTCGACGACAGAAACCAAGATAGGATTTATTATAAAGGCGAAGAACAGCCTATGCTTCACACAAGCTGGAGGCCGTTTGTTGATGATCGAGACGAAGGCGAGATCGAAGTATACAACGAATTGCAGCGCAGGATTCGTAACGACAAAGAGCGTAGGTTAAATCACAGTATATATTACCGTGTAAGGTATCTTCTTCCTGACCTATGTCCTAAATCTCTCAGCGGATTCACTCGTATGAAAAATCAGAACTCCGCCAAATATCAAAAGCTGGTAGAGGAACTAAGCGGTCTCGGTTTTACGATTCCAGATACTACAATAGCGATTGAAGAACCAATAGACCCGGAACCAAACTACCACGGAGGACGGATTATAAAACCGTTTATTCTGCCGTGGAAGTGATACGCGGAATAAAAAGGGTGTAACGTTTTGTTACGGCCTTAAAGTGGTACTAAATAACGTTTGTTCGATTTTCAAGAGGACGCAAACAGCCTTGCTGAAAAGTCCAATAAACCGGACTTATTGCTTCTCTGGAGAGATTCCAGCCTCGTCCAGCTTCTTCGTCAAGAACTGCGCGACGGCTTTCGAAAGGTCACTAAAACCGGCTGCATCAAAGCCGACAAAGTATCCGTTGTTCTCTGCATTGGTCAAAGCTGTTTCAGCAAGGCGGATAGCCTTGCCTCGCTGGTGCTTGGTAAGCGGCAATGTGTTGATATAGTGATATAGGGCTTCAACGCTCTTGATCGTCGTTTTATCGCGTTTGACGCAAAGTCCGTTTCCGTATTCCATCGGTGATTAGCTCCTTTCAGTTGGTGTGATTACTTACAGTAATTCTTTTGCAGCCTGCACTCCGGCTTTTAAGCCGAGAGCAAACGCATCGCTTTCAAACTTCTGCGTGCAATCGGCCATCATGCTAACGAGCTTATCGTTCTGCTCATTGGTCAGAGGCAAGGAGCGAATGTATTCGCTCAAATCTTGCGCAAACTGCAAAGCCTCTTTGGTGCGGCTAATGCAATATCCCGAAAAATCCATTGCGTTAGCCCTCCATATCTTCCGGAATATTCGTGCCGAGGATTTTGTTGAAGAAGTATACCTGACCCTTGCCGGTAATCTTCGGCGTGCGGCTGATGGTGGTGTGACCGTCCGAGTGAGTAATCACAGTTTCTTTGATCTCGAACAGACCGAGTTCCATACTGCGCTGGGTAGGCATATTGTAATCACTGCCATTGCGCTTGACGAGGTAGCCATTTTCACGCAGCCATGCAAAAAAGCGTTTGCCGCCCATATCCGCGCCGTTCTGACGGAGAATCTTCGCAAAGTCGAAAATCAGGATGGAAGTTTTGGACACGGTAACGCCCTTTGCAAAATGGACGAGCGGTGCATCGAGCTTCGCCTGTTCGGCAGCGTGGGAAAGCAGCTTGTCCTTTTCCTCAATGGTTTTCTGAGCGACAAGCAGGGCTTTCGCCATCAGTTCCTCAGGGCTGAGAGTTTCCTGGCCGGCAATGTAGCCGCCGTTCTTGCGGATAGAGGGAATAACGTCGTGAGTAATCCAACGCTTGAATGCTTTAGCCTCTGGCTTGCGAGAGCCGAGAACCAGAGTGTACATGCCGGGTTCGTTAACCACAGTCTTATTGGGGTTGCCCGGAATACCGTCGGTTAAAACTACGGTATTCCTCTCGTCGTCATCCAGACGAGCAACCGCATCGCGGCTGTTAATGATGTCCAGAGCCTTGCAAACGTCAGCCGCTACGAACCACGGTTCATTCTCAATGTTCAGCGTGCGAACCTCGCCAAATTCAGGGTTAGTAAATGCAATGATTTTGTTATCCATGGGTTAATTCTCCTTTTCTACAAGTTCGTTAAGGGGTACGTTCAAAGCACTTGCGATCTTGCTTGCCATCTCTGCCGAGCAGCTACGGCCTTGCTTTATTCCGTAGACACTCGACATAGAGACACCAGCAATTTCCGCGATATCTTTTCCGCGCTTGCCGCTTTTCGCCATAACAGCGGCAAACTTGATTCTGTCAATGCGCATATAGTCTCCTTTCTTATTCGCATTGCGATATTCCATGATTGAATTATATACGCAAAACGTTTTGGTGTCAATAATTTTATGCGCAATGCGTTACAAGGGTGATAATATGACTATTGGAGAAAGAATAGAAGAAGTTGCAAAATCGCAGGGAATTTCACTTCGTGCGCTTTCAGAACGCGCAGAAATGCCGTATACAACACTATATTCGATTGTAAAAAGAGGTAGCAAACGGCTTTCGCACGAAAACATTGTGAAGCTGGCAAACGCGCTCGGCGTAAGCATGAACGAGTTAAGCCCTGATGCTTCAATCCGTGTAAACAGTGCACCGGAAATGGTGGAGCTACAGCAGAAAGTAGCAGCCGGTCAGGCAACCGAGCAGGAAAAGCAGGCATGGCTCGAAGCCAATCTAAAAGGCTTAGAGCGTATGCAACACTCAATCGAATTCATGCTGCACGATCTCGCGCAGTATGATGAGACACAAAAAATCGCCCGTCAATCTCGGCTGACGACAATATTCAATCAGCTTACCGAGGACGGGCAGGAAAAAGCATTGGATTTCCTTGAAATCATGCTCGGAAATCCGAAGTATAAGAAATAAAAGGGAAGTGGAATTATGTTTTGCACGAATTGTGGCACGGAATTCGAGGGAAATTTTTGCCCGAACTGCGGAACAAAGGCTGGTGAACAACTACCTGCACAAACCGTTGCCCCAAAGGAAACGCACGAGTATTACGATAAAGAGGGCGATTTAATCGACCTCTCCACGATCTACGGCGTTTACAAGGACAGAACCGGCATGTCTGCATTCTTCCGCAAATGCACCGATTACGATTCTGTCACTATCGGTAAAGCGTTAGACTATATCGAGGATAACGTAAAGCCGAAGGAATACGGCATGCTGGATGCAATCCGCATGAAGCGTCAGATTGAAGCACCGATTGAGAAGATCATAAAAGTGCAAGCAGTGAACGACCCTTCGGTTAAATTGCAAAAGGCGCAGCTTTCCGAACTGAAAAAGGCGAACAAACTACAGCAAAAAGAAATGAACGCACAAGCGCGTTGTCCGCGTTGCGGCTCCACTTCCCTTTCTGCGCATAAGAAGGGATTCGGCATCGGCAAGGCCGTGGTAGGCGCAGCCGTGACCGCGCCGCTGGGGCTGGGATTGATCGGTGCCGTAGCCGGAAACAAGGGCGCGAAAAAAGTCCGCGTCACTTGTTTGAAATGCGGAAAACAATTTTGGGCATAAAAAACGCCCACCGGCGGCAACCGGTGGACGTTATACGGGGGGTAGAAATCTTGTGCAACGGAATTCTACCCTCTTATTATATCGAAAATAGGAGGAAAATGCAATGCCACGTCGAAAAAAAGACCCTCGCGGATTTGTCCGCGAGACCGGAACGTATATGGGAAAGCACTACGACCTGAGAGCAAAAACCGAAAAGGAACTCAACGAGAAAATCAGGGCAAAACGCGCAGAGATCGAATCCGGAAGTAAACTCATTGAAGCCGGTGTTACCGTAAAGGAATGGGGAAAACGCTGGGTAGAAACCTACAAGTCCGGCGTGAAGGAATCCACGCGCAGGCTGATCGAGGGACGGCTTGTGAACTACGTTTATCCCTACATTGGGGATATCCCCGTTAGCAAAGTGCGGCCGCTGAACTGTCAGGAAGCGCTTAACTCTGCGGAAGGACGTGCGCCGGACACCGTAAAGAAGGTGCAGCAGGCAATCGAGCAGATGTTCCGCGCAGCCAAGCAGAACGGCTTGTGCGTCAATAATCCTGCGGAAGATTTGAAGATGCCCCGTACTGGCAAGCAGAAGAGCCACAGGAGCATTACAGACCGAGAACGTGTTATTTTACTGGAAACTGCAAAGACGCATCCTGCGGGGACGTGGGTGCTTACTCTGCTGTATAGTGGCTTGCGTCCGGCGGAAAGCCTTGTGCTGACATACGCCGATATTACAGGCGGTATGATTACTGTTGACAAGGCATACGACCGGGACACCCGCGCCGAGAAATACCCCAAGTCAGACGCAGGCGTTCGCAAAATCCCAATCATCCCCCAGCTTGCCGCAGTCCTGCCGAAAGCCGGCTCGTTCGGTGAATTGGTTTTTCCGCGTAACGGGCACTTGTACGATGATAAGTCCATGCGTGCCATGTGGCAGGGTTTCCGCGCCGCTATGGATGATACCGAACGTGAGTTGATCGCGGCGGGGAAAATCTCACCCATTGCCGAGCAGCTGCCGCCTATCGTTCCCTACGATCTGCGCCACACGTTCTGCACGGATTTAGAACGTGCGGGCGTACCGCTCAACGTCGCAAGCAAACTCATGGGACACGCATCTATAGAGATCACCGCCAAGATTTACACGCACACCGGCGAGGATATGATCGAGCGTGCAGGTGAGCAATTAGCCGCCTTGTTCAGTCCCACATTTAGTCCCATTAACGAAGTGCAAAAAACGCCTATGGCTGACATTATGCGAGAGCTGCAAGAACTTCGTGCAGCAGTGCTCAAAGCCGTATAAAATAACAAAAAAGCCTTGTTTCAATGGATTTACCAAAGAAACAAGGCTTTTTAATATGGAGCTGCTAACCAGATTTGAACTGGTGACCTCATCCTTACCAAGGACGAGGTGAAATTTCGAAACCCCACAGTATGTCTGAACTTTTGACACTTCAAAAATTTTAGTCCCATGTTTAGTCCCACTTGACCTATACATTGTACCACAGATAGCGCAGGACTTCAACACCGCAATGAAGGGAGGACATTTGCCCTCCCTCCATTCAATGCTTCACAACATAGAGATAGTATGCCGTTTCCTTATTTTTTACTGCGTCCTTGTCTTCGAGCCAGAACGCACAAGCAGCGTCAACATAGTAATCAATGTTGCGGATGCCGTGTTTCTCGTTGACCTTGCCAAAGTCGGAGTATACAGCGTTCATTGCCACCCAGAATTCTACCGGGTCGTAATTCAAGTTGTGCTGCTGCATTACCTGCTTGCACTGTTCAAACGTCCAGTGCGGGCCGGTCGTGCCATCAGCGTTCTGCATGTTGTGCAGCCATTCTTCCGCCATGTCCTTAGTCATACGTCCGGTGTGCGTGCTGGACGCATAGCCCATAGTGCGCTCAGAACCGTGCGTCTTGTCACCTACATAAGAAGTATCCCCCATGTAAGCATCATCGTCACGAAAGCCAATAGGGCGCATCTCGTCCTCGTAATCGGGGTAATCGGGGTACTCATCATACTCCGGATATTCCATGTTGCTTTTTGGTGCAAAGCGTCCGTCAGAATAACGGCGATAATTCCGCATCTCCGGTTCGCCGCCGTGAATACGCTCGTCATAGTAACCGTAAGGCTCAATATGATTGTACCGATACCGCACGCCGTAATGCTGGCGATCTTCGGGGTACGTCTTACGGATTCTCCATTCCTCCGGCGAAGCATTCTCTCGGCGGGTGTGCTGCATCAACAGCATTCGGGTTCCTCGTTTCATGATGATACCCCCTTACACCGTCGGCGCTGTGCCGTTAATAGACCGCAGCGTGTCAGAATGAGAGCAGCAGGAATTACCGAGCATTCGGAAACTGCCGCCGCTGGACGAAGTGACAACGCGACACAGGTATTTGTGACGGGTGTCCAGATTAAACACTGTCGCCTGTGCGCCGTTGCATTTCAGTAGCGGATACGTTACCGTTCCGTCGCCGATTGTGATTACTACCGGTGCGCCGATGATCGTTGTGCTCGGAATGTTCTGAGCGATTACAATTCCGTATACGCAGCCGTTCTGGTAATCTCCCGCCGGAATGTTCACTGTCAGCACGCCGCTTGCGTAAGTCACGCCCTGTGAGATACGCAGGTTCGGACACAGTTTTTGTACAGGCTTGCAAGCCATAACTATTCCCTCCTATCAAAGGCAGGGGGATTGCTCCCCCTCCTGAATATCGTATCTCAGCAGCCGCAGGTGTTGCATCCGCAGCCGGAAAACTGGTAAGGTGCCGGAACCGGGAAAGCCGGAACCGGAGACGGACGCAGAGCGTTTACCAGATAATTGTTCTGTGCTTCCTGAGAAGCAGCGAACTTGAGGGTCTGGTTCTCCGTCTGGAGCGCCGCGATCTTCTCTGCCTGACGTGCAGTTTCCATCTGGTCAATCCGCGCAATAATACGGTCAGTGTCGTTGTGGGTAGACTGGATGATATCACGCGCATTAGTAGCAGCGTTGTAATTGGTGTCGCAGAAACCTCGTTCTACCTGACGCTGCGTATCGCAGCAGCAAGAAGCCATCTGCGTGCCCAGAGCAGTAAGGCCAGCAGTTACGCCGTTAAAGCCAGTGTTCATGTTCTGGTTTACGCCGTTGATAAGCTGTGCGTTCTGGTAGCCGAGCTGACAAATTGCGTTGTCTACACCGTGGAAGCCGTTAGAAACCGCGCTGCCGAGCGTGTTGAAGCCGGTAAGCATCCCGTTGTTCATACTGTAAAATCCGTTGCACAATCCGTCCTGAATGCCGAGAACGGAACGGGACAGGTTGTTGAAGTTGAACTCACTGCACAGATCGGAGCGAGTAACCGCGCCCTGATACCCTGCGCCGTTCGCACCGTTGCCGCCGTTGTTGCCCCAGCCCCAGCCGTTGCCGCCGAAAATCAGTGCAATAATCAGAAATGCGAAAATCCACGAGCCATCGCCGCCCCACATGCCGGAGCCGTTGTTGCTACCGTTGCTGTCCTGACCCAGTGCATAGCCCAGAGCCATCGAATCGTCACTCATAGTGTAATTCTCCTTTTCAGTTATATTTGATCGGAACCGTACGCTTTCCGAACATGACAAATTCACGTCGGATTTTCATCAAGATTCCGTAACTGAAAAGGGAACCGTAAAAAATCGTCTGTTTTTTTACAGTTTCGTATTTACTTGATGTTCATGCCGAACTGCTGTGCAAACTGGTCGAGGTCGATTCCTCGTTCCTTTGCAATGTTCATTGCCATCTGCCGCAGCGCGTCCGGGCTTTTGCCCTGCATGGATTTCATTAGGGTGCTCACCATGGGATTATTGCCGGTCATTTGGTTCAGCATCATCATAGGATTTCCGCCGTTCCTCATAAGCTGCAATACCTGCATCATCGGATTATTTACCATCGTTTGCACCTCCCAGTTGTTCACATAACTTGTTAAACCGTCGGATAAGCTCGTTGAATTCCGTTCTCGGAACATATTCCGACAAATCTATTTCCGAAGGTTTATTCGTTTCCGGCTCCTGTGCTCTGCGATACATCACAAAGTCAGCACAGCCGGTTTGCAAATTAAGCTGTTTGGTGTAAATCGCGCCGTGTGCCGTGTCCGGCATGATAGTAAGCGCACCGGAAAAGTCCGTCTGTACCGCACGCGCTTCCTCCACGCTTGCCACAGGTCGAACAATATGCTGTGGAGATTGCACCTGCTGTTGCATTGGTGTCTGCATTGGCTGTTGCGGGTACTGCTGTTGATACTGCGGCGTGTAGCCAGTGTAACCATAAGGATATGCCATTAACCCAGCACCTCCGTAACGTGTTCGCTGATGGATTTACTTACCGCCTCTTTGTAGGATATATACTCCTCTAAGCAATCTGTGTTGCCTGCGTTGCGGTAAACTGCTACAATGCGACGAGCGCACTCAGGGTCATACCCCATGCGTTCAAGTCTCTGTTCGTAACTCATGCGATCACTTCCTTATACTTTCAGTATAAGGTCTGCTATGCGTGAAAACCTGTCACAAATCTGTCAATTTTCCGTCACAGCACGCGCAGCATTTTGCATTTGATGCTGTTCAACCGACGATGCACCGTGCTTTCGCTCATGTGCAGCGTCATGCAAATTTGAGTAATAGAACGCGCCGATGTTCGCAGATCAAACACGGCGCGTTCTTCTGGTGTAAAATTGCACTCACGCCGGAAGTATTCCACCTCCGGCCTTGTAAATTCCGTTAATTTCATGCGGTATCCCCTCGTTATGGTGTCACCGCATATCCTTCCCCTTGTATAAAAAAATCGGGTGCGACACACTTTCGCGCTTCGCACCCTATAAAAACACACCGTCCCGCGTCCTCTACATCAATACCCTATGTAGGTACATAAGGCTTCGGGGAGCGCAGGAGCAATGCGTTTTTTCAATCCTGATAGTATTATACCATCTTTTATGTCCGTCCGCAACTTAGCCGTAAAGGTGTGCACGGTCGTTGATAACCAGCAGGCGCAGCAGGTCGGTCGTCAGTGCCAGCTTGCCCTGATCGTCACCCTGCAGAAAGCCCTTGTTCACCAGCTTCTGTACGGTTGCCTTGCCCCACGCGGGGACTGCGTCTACCGTGTCGTAAACCTTCTTTGCCTTTTCGGCGTTGGCAATTTCCTGCTTTGCAATGTTTCTGGTCTGTGTTTCCGTCATATCTTCAACCTCTTTCTCTGTCAGCATATCCTTGAATTTCTGCCACAACTGCGGATTGCGTACCCACGGTTCCGGGCAATCCTTGTGTGTCACATCGTAGTGACGGCACACGCGGGATGCCGGTACGTGGTACTTTGCCATCAGCTCACGGGTCAGATTTGCGGCGCGCTTCATTGTAGCTTCCGGAATAACGTACACGCCGTTTCGGATAACGCTGCACATTTCAATCCCAATGGAATTAGCGTTCCGGCAGTCGTTGTAATAACTGCCGCCGCGTTCCCTGCCGCAATGCCATGCCGTGTCGCTGTCCTTTACGCTCTGGTAAATCTCGTTCGGGTCTACAAAGTAGTGTGCGCTTGCCCGCAGTCCGCTTTCTCTTGCGAAGTAATCCGCGTTGTTCTTTGCCGTATCGCCGTTGTTCGCGGTGAAATGCAGAACAATCCAGTGCACGGGAAACTCTCTGCCCTTGCGGTAGTTACTCGGGTTACAGCCCTTAAAAGTGATTTTCATTTTTCCTCATCTCCGATTTTGTCCACCGCGTCCTTTGCGGCGGAAAGTGCCTTTTGCAGCCACGCCGGAACAGGTGCACCGAGGGAAACTGCGTTCTCAACGATACTGCCGAGTTCCGTTAGCGTGTACCACACGACAACGAGGGGGCAGAACAGCACAGTATATTCAAACGGCAGTGTAACCATGGGCAGATGCCCCATAATCATTCCGACAAGCAAATCTGCACCGCCTGCAACCGCTACAATAGCAATCTGTGCAACCTTGCGCGTAATGCCCTTCCATGCAATCTTTTTGTTCCATGCACCCGCCTGCATTGCCGCCGCCGTGCCCGTCAGATAGTCCGCCGCCATTGCGACGACAAACAGCACCACAAGCCAGCCGAACCACCCCCACAGGGCGGTAAGGACGGCAATACAAGCGGTAACAGCCGCCTTAAAATTGTTTACATTATCCATCATCTGTCTCTCTTTCTGTTGTAACGTTGTTCCAGATATTGCTCTGTCAGTTTGCGCCGACGCATTTCCTCGCGCACCTTTGGATTATCCTCACGCTGTGGAATGTGCTTCGGAAAAAACTCATCGACGATCATGTTCGGCACAGTGGTGTTTTCTGCGCTCTTCATGTTACACCTCCTGCTTGAGCATTTCGGTCAGCGTGTTGTACTCGCTTTCGGTGAGCTTGCCTGCTGCAAAAAAGATGTCGATCTTGTCTGCAAGGCCGTCGGTCTGGTTCTTCTCGATCATGCGCTTCAAAGTACGAAATAACATTGTGTTTGCTCCTTTCATTCGTTGAGACCCAGTTCAAGCAGGGTCAGTCTATATTCGTGGTCTACGATCATAGCGTTTGTGTCGTCCTCTGCGGTTGGCTCGGGTTTAGGCAACGCCGCCTTGTCCGCCTCGATTTCCTCTGCAGTGCGCTCTACCACCTTGCCGTCTACAAGTTTGTAGCGTGGAACCGCGCCGTCATAGAGCGGCTTTGCGAGATAATGGCTTTGTGCGAGCGCGTACTTATCTCCATTACCTTCATCAATTTTCGTCCATCCGGTGAGGTCAGCCGGAAGGGTGTATTCTCCCTCAAGGCGCGTTACGCGGTTCTGCGCGTCGCAGAGGATGTATACACGAGATTTTGGGGTTTGCACAGTGTCACCTCCTTACAGGTCGGCGGAGAATAAAACAAGTCCGCTGCATACTGCTTTCGCGTTATTGTGCGTTGTTGTTGAGCGAAGGCGCAGCTGATTAGAGCCGACGTTATACCGCGCCACCGTCGGATTGGTTACGTTCGTAATGTTTCCGGGATTGATAATAGTAGGCGAAATTCTCATAGGACACGGTAACTCAACAATAAAATCGGATGTATCAGTCGGAAAAAAGGTGTCATACTGATTAAAAGCCACGCAGTACCTCTGGCACCTCGCCAGCTGCTCCCCAAAATCCGGGATTTCATTCAGCACCCAAACGCCGTTTTCCTTGTGCGCAAGGGTCTGCGTGTCGCCCAGTTCGAGCTTGATAGCGATGATTATAGCGGAGTTATCTGTTGAACCAGTAAAACCGAAATTGACTTTATTCGATTTGGCAGTCGAAAACGTAATGCTGAGAATACCGCTTGCATCTTTGCTTTCTGTTTTGGCGAGGTCGCCATCCGTTCGATTTCCGGCAATCAAGCGTAGCGGATCAGAACCCGTTCTATCTTTGTAAAGTAGAGACAGCGTATATGTCGCATTCGGTAAAGTGTTTTCGAAGTATTGCTGCACATCCCATTTTCCGCCAATTTTTATACCACCGTCAACAATGCTAAGCGTCGTGTCGTATTGCATCCACCATCTGTCGAGAGTATAAGCACCTCCTGTCGCATAATCCGTCTGCCCTCTCTGGTTCACGGGTCTCCCGAAATACCAGTTGTCGAGCAGGTTCGGGTTGACACCGCCACCGGACGTTGTGGGGATTTTCGTCAATGCCTCAGAAATCAATGTCGAATCCTCAGCGCTAACCGGAATGGTATCGCCTCGGATTTCGAGTTTTTTTCGCAGTTCAGCGAGCGTAGACGCACCGGAGATAATCTGCGCCGCTCTCACCGCAGCGTCGATTTCTTCGCCGCTAAACTGTGACGTATAAGTATCAGGCATTATGCAACCACCTTTCTTGTGAATTTCTCGTTGAAGCCCTTGCCATCGCGGGTGATAAGCCGTACGGTAGAGCTTGCGCGGTATGCGCGGTAGTAAATAAGGACGCAACCCGGTGCACCGTTTCCGCCATTAGAACCTGTGCCTCCAGAACCGCCGCCGCCATTCCAATCACCACCACCGCCGCCACCGCCGCCACCGCCGCCTGCGCCGCCGGTGCCACCCATGCCCAATGTTGCTGGGATTTCCGGGATGATTGTTGCGTTACCGCCCGCACCACCATCGCCGTTATAGTGCCGAACCGTGCCATCTTCACCATCATTGCCCATGGCTGCGCCGCCACCGCCACCACCGCGTGAACTAGGCGATCCCGTTGTATACGCTCCTGCCTTACCGCCCTTGTACGTTCCAACATCCTCGCCATCTTCCGGAAATTTTACACCTTCATGGCCGCCAGCACCACCAGCACCGCCAGAAACACCTTTGTTTCCTGTATTAGCATAAAACGTGCCTGTTGTGGTATCTGTATATCCGGTACTTGAAGTCGAACCGTCTGCGGAAGTGTAATTGCCGAAAGTCGTATCACCGCCAAGACTACCAGCGACTTCGTTGCCGTCGGAATATACGCCACCCGTGCCACCTGTTCCGATGACAATCGCATATGTTGTCCCTTGTGCGACCCGGATGTTCACGACATAAATCTTTCCGCCTGCGCCGCCCGCGCCACCTGCGCCGCCCGCGCCACCTGCGCCACCTGCGTCGCTAGCCTCGCCATCCTCGCCCTTATTTCCACAAGAACCGCCTTGCCCGCCACCAATCAGCACCACGCGAACGCTTGTCACTTCTTCCGGCGCAGTCCACGTTCCATCTTCGGTCAAAACTTCGACCGTATCGTAATATTCCTGTTCTCCAATGTCCTGTGGCTTATAGTCAATCAGCACACTTTCCTCTGCCGCGAGTTTGCCGGATACCGTAATATCCGCACTTTCAATGCAGCCAGAGACTGTGCCACCGTAAGGATGCGCAATCTTCACTACATCACCGGGCACTTCACGCTTGGTTGCGATTTTGTAATTGATACGTTCGTTGTGGCTGTAATACTCGGCAAGGCGTTCTGCAACCGCTGTTGCGTTGACAAGAGACACGAGCGTCGCATTCTCTACCTTTACCGTGTTATCTGATTGTGTAACAAGCTCGCGTGTTTTGGGCTTAATCTGCTGCATTACCTGCCGGGTAACGTGCGTATACTTTTTACCCGTCAGCACGCCAGAGCCTGCCGAAACCGTTGCCCAGTTTGCACCGCTTGCAAGAATGGAAAACCCGGATGCCGCGAGGTCGTAGCACGGTTCGTCGAAGGTGATTTTGTCGCCTGCCGACGTTGTGCCCTTGAAAAGCTCCGTCGTTTCCTTTGCGCTCTGCGAATAGGCGTGTTCGGTTACGATTACCTCGGTAACAGGCGTTGCGTAATCAACCGTACCGCTTGCGTAGATTTCGCCTGCGTCGATTGCGCTTGCCTCGCCGCTCCACAGACCTTCAATGCGAATTGCACCGTCAAAGTCAACCTTCAACGTAGCACCAATCGCAAAAAGCACCTGCGTGAGATTTTCACGCCGCGTCGCGATAGGAAGCCAGCCGTAAAGCTCAATATTTGCAATATTTGTTTTGACGTAAACCGTCAGCGGTGAGCAAATGTCCTCGCACACTTTCTTCACGGTTTCGCCTGTGTAAATACCGCCGTCGTGGTAGGTTTCATCCAGCAGGCCAACGGTCGATGTGCAGGAGAAATGGTATGTGTTGATAGCTGTTCGGCTGACCTTCTGCACATAATAGATTCCCATTTGTTCATCATTATGGAAATACGTCAATGGTGTGTTGCGGATAAATTCGGTTAATGTGGTGTCTTCACTGTATACATCGAAACTAAAAGTATCAATTTCCTGTGATGCAGCAATCGGGGAACGTGCTTGATACACATTCCCCGACTTTACATCTGTTGCCGTGAACACCTTATCCAGATAAAGAATTTTATTTGTTCCCATGTGTCACGTCCTTTGCGGTGCCATTGCGATAAACTGAACGGAAAGCCCCGTCCAGTATGCTTCTCCGGGTTTCTTGCGAATGAGGTTATCTTGTCCAGCAGTAACATATGCGTTAAACGTAAGCGTGCTCTGTGCATACGGAACAACAATTCTGTGACTGTCCTGCGGTGCACTCAGAACCTCGTACAGCGCATCGTAGTCGCCGTACTTGCCAACTGCGGGAAGAATCGTAATCTCGTAGTTGTAAAACGTACCGATAATGTCGCGAATCATTGCGCCGCTGAGCGTTCGCTCTGCGTTTTTGCCGTCAAGCACCTGAAATTTACGGGTAAGGCTTGTAACCAGAACGTTGTACTTCTTGCCGTCTACGGTAAGTTCCATTTATGCACCTCCTGTTACAAGGCTCACGCCGCGCCGCCGCGTTTCGCCGCTGTTGTACGGGCCAGTAATGCGTGCAAACTTCGCGCCGTCGATGTAAAGCTCGATAGGCTGACTACTGTTTCCAGTGCCGCCGCGTGCATCCAGTGCCGCGTTAAACGCATCAATCATGGTAGACAGCGGGGTTTCCACGTTCACACCGCTTTTCTGATCGCCCAGCAGAGCGAGGAATTCGCTGTTCGGGCTGATAACTGCACCGTTTGCAAGGGCGGGGATATCGCTCGTAGAAAGCGCAACAGGTCGATCGGCATTGCCGAGACTGTAGGCTCTTGTGGACGATGCAGATCGTTTGCTTGCAGCGTTGATGTTCTTATACACCATGCCAATGCCGATAGCCAATGCAGCAGCCGCCGCGATAGCACCCGCTGCGCCGGTTACTGCACCAAGTGCAACAGCCAATGCAGCAACAGCGGCAACAATTCCGTAAATAACGGTTGTTGCACGTTCCAGAGGAGTAAGATTGCTCCATGCACTCATAATTCCGGCAGTCAGCGTAATTACAAGAGCCAATACAGCCGTCAGCGGGCTAATTCCGGAGACTACCTTTCCGATTGCCGTTGCCATAGACGCAAGCTGCTGAATGATAGAAGTAATTTTGAACGCTGTAACAAAGCCAATTACTGCGTCAGTGAGAAGTGCAAGCAATGTCTTATGCTCCGCAAGGAACTGAATCACGCTTGCAAGCAGGTTAATCAAACCCGGCAATCCGGTTTGAATTACCCACGTCAGCATCGGAAGGACAACATTTTCGTACAAATCACCCAGTACATCACCGAGCGAATCCGCAAGATTCTTGATCGCTTTCAGGATATTCCTGATAGATTCCATAAGCGGCTCAAAGTTAAGATGCGCCGCCCATTGTGCAGTAGCTTCCGTGATTCGGTCAATAAATCCGAGGATAGAATCCACAATACCGAGAATTGCTTCCCAAATTTGCACGCCGTTGTTGTTCTTCTCCCACGCTTCCTGCAATCTCTGCGAGATATTTCCAATCACGTTTGCAATATTGGTGACGATGGAAATGATGTGCCCCATAATGCTTTCGCCCAAACCGGCTTGATTCCAAGCAACAAGGAACGCCTGACCGATGGAATTTACAAAGCTAACAACATTCGTAATCGCTGTCATGATAGCCTGCAACATGATTTGTCCCGCGTTACCATCGTTCCATGCCGCAATGAACGCCTGACCAATAGAGGTGATAATCTGAATTATCGTATTCAGCAAGTTCATAATTGCTTGCAACATCTGTTCGCCTGTGTTGTTCGTGTTCCACGCATTGGTGAATGCCGTTGCAATGGCGGTAATCAGGTTAAAGATGGTTTGCAACAGCAGTTGAATATTGTTCAGCAACGCAAGGCCTGTGCCATTCGTCCAGACCGCCATAAACGCTTGACCGATAGCGGAAACCATGTCTTTCAGCGCAGAAAGAGCGTTCTTTGCGCTTTCAATAGTCTGCTGTCCGTACTGCGCCCACGAATCCTGAAATACTTTCCAGAAGTCAGTGAGCCATTGCGGTGTCTGATTTTTTGCTGCGGAATAATCCGTATCAAACTTAGGTGCGCTCGGGTCGGTCGTGTTATTGCTGTTATTGGTTAATTTCTGGACTGTATCGAACGATGCAAGAGCCTTTTCAGCTTTCTTCGCAGACGATGCCGTGGAATCCAGTGCATCCGTTTGCTTGTTCAGTTCCTTTGCATTTTCCTGCGCCTGCTGTGCGGTCGTACCGAACACAGACGCGATAAACTGCGCCATCTGCGCCGTTACCTGTGCAAGAGCCTGCATCAGCTTATTCAGCCATGGAATGATAGATTCATAGATAGGCTGAAACGCCGTCAGCAGGTTGCTTTTCACCTGTCCGAACGACTTTGCAAACGTCTTGTTCGCAAGCAGAGCCTTGCCCAAACGGTCAGCCAGTGCCGTAAGCGCTTTGGAAATCAAGTTGAAGAACAACGCGCCCGCAACGATAGATCGCAGACGCACACCGAACGACTGCACGCCGCCCGTTGCTTTCTTCATGGACTTTTGGCTGGAACGTCCGAAACTGGAGAATTTGGCTTTGAGCTTGTCAATCGCAGCGCCCAATTTGCCGCCGAGCGAATTTTGCAGACTGCCGACAGACGTTTTCAAGCCAGCGCCTAAACCCGCAACAACTCGTTTCAGCTTAGCCATTTTGGAATTTGTCTGACTTACGAAGTCGTTCATTTCCGATTTGGACTGTTTCAGCCCGGCCTTCATGTTGCCTAACTGCGTCGTCTCATTGTCAAGGCTTTGCCGTACATTCTGACCGGCGCTGCTCATCGTGGACGATTGCTTGATCTCGGCAAGCTGTTGTTTCAGTTGTGCCGCTTTATCATCTGCGTTTCGCAGAGCTTCGCCCAATTTATCCGATTCAGCAACAAGCGAATTCAGCTTTTGCGCCGATTCCGAGAATTCCTCCTGTGGGATTGCGCCCGTTGCCGCCTGTTTCAGTTTGGTGTTGTAATCGCTCTGAGCCTTTTCAATCTCAGCGTTTACTTCATCCAACCGAGCAGCCAGACGTGCGGCTTCTTTCTCCGTTGCTGCAAGGTCGGCTTGCATTTTAATGCCCTTCGTTCCGCCAGCGGCTACCTTGTTCCACTGTTCAGCAAGTTTATGTACCTTTGCGGCTTGTTTATCTACGGCGGCTGATTGCTTTTCAATGTCTTTCGTCATTTGTGCAATCTGCTTTTTCGCTTGTTCGTCGCTTACAGTAGCGTCGATTCTGATAGAGCCATCCGCCATTTATTCACCGCCTTTCTAATTGATCTGCGCCCAGAAAGCGTCAATAGCTTCCTTTTCCTCCTCGGAAAGTGCGGGTGCAGGGGTTAAATTACGTTTGAGACGTTCGTATTCCTGTTTCTGTTTTCCCTTCATTTTGCTTGTGTCCGTGCCTCTGATTTGCAGGGCATGAGACATTGCCGAATCTTCGTTAAGGCTTTCCATCATTGCCATAAACTCAAACCAGTGCAGATTGACCTTGTGCAGCTCAATGCCGAACGTCTGCCTGAAAGATGCGTACAACCGTGCAGAATCGAAATCGAACCACATCATGCGTTTACCGCCGGGTTCAATCTCTCTATCGTCGCCACATCGAACAAACCACTGCAAACCTTCCAGTGCAATGTCAATGGGTGGCATCCCTGCTCCGTAAAGCAAAGATAATGCCACCCATACACGGTCATTATCGCTTAAATTCGGGTCGTCCAGTGCAAGGGAAATCTGAATGCCGATTCTGTAATCCGTGCGAATCAGATACCCCTTGTAAGAGCTTGGCAGGCGGTCGAGCAGCATGTTAAACACTGCCGACACGCTCCGCGCTGTACTTGCTCATGTTTGCTGCACGCTTCTCAACATGGCTGTCAATGATGGGGGTAAGCTGTGCGAAGAAATCAAGGAACTGATTGGAGGACGGAAGCACCGCACCAAACACCTTCGCGCAAGTATTTTCGCCAATCAGCGCGTCGATTTTGTCCCTAACGTCTTTGTCAAACGCCACGATATCGTCCAGAGTGTCCAGAACGTCGCCTTTCTTCTCAGAAATAGCCGTTGCCTTGTCTTTGATTTCATTCAGCAGGTCGAAAAAGCCTTTGACAAAGCTATCATCAGACAGCGGAAGGGAGATCGTCTCTCCCTTGTCGTTGACTTCAATAACCTTTACGCCGCTGTTTACGCGGATACTATCCATTTCTCGTTACCTCCTTATACGGATACGTTCGCAGTGAATACCGGTGCGCCGCCGGTGATCTTAACAGTGCCCGGAATCGGGTCGCCTACATAGTTCAGCGTATATTCCAGCGTCGGAGATTCGCCGCCTGCGCCGCCGTAGGTATCAACCTGTACAGATACTTCCTGCACCTCTGCAACATAAGTCGCAGTGTCGCTGTCACTGGTAGCATTCCACATGTCCACATTCAGCAGCCATGCGTGGGAATCTGCCAGAGTAGCACGAGCGCGACGCTTCTTGTCGATAAACTCAAACACATCGTCGCCCTTGGTGCACTGCTGAGAAACGCTCATGGTCGGCTGATAGCCGGTAATCTCAGTAGTTGCAGAATCAGAGATAATGTCCTGCTCGGTCTCGGTCTGTGCACCGTAGTCCGTAGATGCTTCGGTTACGTTCTTGCCGATTCGCGCAAACTTTGCAGCGCTATATTCGCCCATCTTATCGCTGGTATCCAGAAAATGAGCAATAAGAGGACGTTTGATCTTTTCAGTAGTTGCCATTTTTACACCTCAACTTCATAGTTAATGGTTAAGAGGATTTGATAATCCTCGGTTAAATCTTCGTATCGAGCGATAAGCCCCGCAGGGGTCGTTCTCTCAACAGATGTGACGGTCATTCCCTCGCCGAGATCAGGCGGGTTTTCTTCCGCCCATGCTCCCAGCTCATTCAGCAAGGATTCAACGTCGAGACGTTCCTCGCTGTCGGTCGGCAGGGCGCGATACATCACGCCGAACGGGTACTGTGCAGCATATCCGCCGTCAATGTACTGTGCGGTTTTATACGCGCTCTGTACACTGGTAAGCATCATGCCTGACCGTTCCGGCGGGAGATATTCAAACTCGATTTCGGGAGCATAGCCTTTCAGCCACAAAAGAACAGCCCGTGAAACACCGTCTTGTTCACGAGCTGTTACCGTGTTCAATTTCTCACTCATCGGTCAAAATCTTGCGCACTCCTTCCATCCAGCGCGTTTCATTCAACGCCTTGCTTGCCTCGAACCAGTGAGGACGCGCATTCTTGTGCATTCCCTTGCTGTATTTGAGGTTTCGATCTGTCAATGCCTTGCGTGTGCCCTTGGGTGCAAACGTACTGCCGGTTGCCGGGTCAATCATCACCTTACCGTAATACTGAAATCGTGCATAGGGAGAGGCGTACACGATGGTATTCCCCTGCCGGTGCACATTCATTGCCAGCGCTCCGGTTCGCGCGGGAACAAACTGATCGGTGTCCTTGATGATTTCCTCACAAAGCCACTTGTTAGCCTTTACGACGCGCTTTTCCAGTACGTTTTTCGGCACTTTCAGATTCAGAGAATAGTGAATCATCGTCCACCCACCTCCAAATGCTGCAACAGGCCGTAGTCATAGCGCGAAACGCTTGTCACCCGATATGTCTCGTGCTTCTCACGGCATTTCTGGTAGCTGCCCTCATCCGGCACATCACCACGGGCGAAATAGTCCTTTTCGGGCGATAGCGTAAGTTCGCACGGCAGAGGGATATGCAGCGTGACGGAATCCGCGCTGTTAAGTGCGGTTTTCGTTGCCGCTGTGCCTCTGGTGCTTTCCAGCAACACGCCTGTAAGCACGGTTCGGCCGGACGGCTGAAAGATCGTCACAGTGTGCGGTAATTTCATGCTGTCACCTTTGCCCTTTCAAACTGTGTCGGCAATTCTGCCGCTTTGGAAAACGCCTTGTATTCGCGCCGTAACGCTTGCAGACGTATCTTTGCATTGTTGGCTTGCTCGGTATCCCCGGCAGCTTCAAACGCCATCCTGCGCCGTGTCTGCTTCCGCATAGCCGTTTCCAACTTGCGCTGCATCTGCGTCGCTTCGTAGGCGGTGTAAGTCTTGCCCTGATACTCAAACGGCGGCGGGTCGATGTTCTTTAGTTCATCGTCCGTATAGACGCGCTCAGAAACGCCCTCCAAAAACGGATGCCGGTGGTGTCTACAGTTAGCGCCCTCCAAGCCGTCAACCTGTCCCAATCCGCAAACCTTGTAGATATTCGGGTACTTGCTGCCGCCTTTCGTGGCGTATACCTTGCCTTGCCAGCGCTTATGATTTGACCAAGCGTGCGGTTTGTCCTTATCGCGTGCTCCACGATGGGCGGTCACTTCGTATAAGTCGGTTTCCAACACCTCCGCCGCTTCTTCGGCATACTTGGATGTAACCTGATTCAGACCGGTTACAATAGCGCGCCGCGCCGCAACGTCAGCATGGTTCATCCAACCGGACGCATAATCAACGGTGCGAATACCGCTGTCAGCCAGTTCCCGCACCGCATCTTCAAGCGCCTGCTGCACCGTAAATCCACCAGAGTAAACCTTCATTTCTGCCTTATCAAGCACAGCCTGATAGGCTTTTGCGATAGGACGGAACACGATTTCGCCGTTCGTCTGCACAGCAAAACCCAGAGAACGGGTAATGTTGCGATACTCATCGAGCATTTGCTTGCGAATCAGTTCAATTTCTCGTGCCGTCACGATTTCAAGTGGCATTGTAATACCTGCCTTGTCGGACAGCTCGCCGTAATACTCACGGTTCAGCTTTACAACGCGGTCAAGCGCATCCTGCACTTCCTCCGTGCTGGCCTTGGTATGATTTGCGATACGCCGTTCGATGGTATCCATATCCAGACCATAGGTTTTCAGCGTGCGTATGTCGTTTATCGTTACCTCATTCAGTTCGCCGGTCAGCTTGAAGCGAGAGCAAATCTCACGCAACAGGTCATCTTCCATTGCGAGGATTGCTTTTACAAGCGGTTTAGGCGCGTTTTCAAGGTATTCCGGAGTAATAGGATACTTCATCAGCCGATACCGCCATAGAGTAAGCCAGTACCGCACAAATACTGTGCGATAAGTCGTTTTTGCCGATCTTCAATGCTCTGCACCTGTGCAGCAATAGCAGAGTTAGCGCCGTAACTGCGAGACCACGAGCCTACACTCTCAGAGGATACCGCGCCGCCGTCCGTAGAAAAGACGGCGGATTCTGCGGTTTCCTGATTGTGCATGACTTCTGCCAGCGCACAGTTAAGGCGTTTTACTCGGTGCATTACAGTGTCGCTCAGAACGCCGTCAGAGCGTCCGAGCGTTGCGCAAGAGATAATATCCGCCGCTCTCCCTGCTACACGGTCGTAATCCTTCTCATCAATCAAATTACCCTTGTAACAGGTGCGGTAAAAGTCATAGTTTGCGTACACGGCGGATTGCTCCTTTCTTTACGACGGCAGGGTTACAGTTGCAATGTACAGGCCGTTCGGGTCGGGCAGAACCGGGATAAACATACCGGATGCCTTAGTCCAGATTGCAACCGGGTCAGGGGTCTGCCACTGGGTCATGGTGATGTACTGGTTCTGCGATGCAGCAGTAAATGCGCCCTGTGCTTCCTCCTCCGGAGTTACACCCCACAGGCCAGCGCCGAACGAACCGTTTGCCATGGTTGCGAGGAACGCAATCTTGTTCTTCGGGAAGTAGCGCTGAGTGGTCAGCGTGCCGTCTGCCTTTTCGTAGTTGTAAACCTGATCGTTTACAGTGATGCGCTCGATGCTGAACAGACGAGAGAACAGGCTCGTAATCTCGTCCTGAGTTGCCAGACGGCCTGCGAAAGCAGAGCCGAAAAGCGCGTTCTGGATAACAGCGCTCTTAGCAAGCAGGCTGAGAACAGCAGAGCTGGTGACGATCTCACGCAGTACGCGGCCGGTTGCAATAGCAGCGTCGCGTACGCCCTGAATATCGTCGAGGATGGTCTTTGCCTTTGCCTCGGTAGACCAGTCGAAAGTCTTGTTCGTGTGGTCGGTCGGAACGCCGAAGTCGATAGTAGTATTGACGTGGTTCTCGTTGATGGTCATCTTGCCGGTTGCAAGAAGCTCCTGCTTTGCAACCTCGGTACGGGTCTTTACACCCTCAGCCAGACGTGCCATATCGTCAAAGATATAGTCGAGAATCTCGTTGTTGGTGCTTACGCCGTGGTTGCGGAGCAGGCGGACACGCTCGGAAAGGTTGATCTTGCGCTTGATGAGCAGCTTCTCAACGGTTACGATGCTTGCGGTCGGGCGGGAGCCGATCTGTGCCTCTGCGTCGAGCGCATGCACGGTTGCCATGGTCGGCAGGTATGCGCTGTCAGACATTGCGAGGTACTTTGCGGTGATATTCTGAGTCTTCTGGTCAGGGAACAGGCGGTCGCCGGACAGTTCCGGGCGTGCAATGTTGAAATTCTGACCGAAGTCCAGCAGTTCAGCTTCTTTCAGCAGTTCTACAAATTCCATAGGTTATTACTCCTTTACGCTCTGGTGGTTTCCGGCGCGTTAACAAAAACAACGCCGCTCTTTTCGAGGGTGGACTTTGCGCCAGTCTTGGAGCTATCGTCCGCGCTGGGTGCTGCGGGAAGGCGGTTTACATATACACGACCAGCAACAATAACAGCAGCTACACGGTCGCCGTTGGTTACGTCCACGTCCTCAAACACGATGCCCTCTGCGGTGTTGTCGTTCAGCGGGAAGATAGTGCCCTGCTTAACAACCTTTCGATTGCCATCAGCGGTGCCGAGGGTTGCGGGGATGAGGCGGGTCTTGGTGATCAGGCCAACTTCGCTTGCGAGGATAGACGGCTTGCGTGCACCGTCAACTTTGTTTACATAAGTGCCCATAGGTTATTTACTCCTTTCCCTTGGGTGCGAACTGTGCGGAATACCGTTGTGCAGCCAGACCAGCAGCACTTACTGTATGCGGTGCGGGATTCTGAATCGGATTTGCAAACGTCGGAGCAGGTTTTTCGCTCTGAAATGCCGCCGGGTCGGATTCCTGCTGCTTCTTGCAGTAATCGTCAAAACCGGTCAGTACGCCGTCTTTCAGTTCCAGTTTGTTTGCGGTCAGGTCAGCGATAAATGCCTTCTCGGCCGCCTTGGAGGTAAACTTAATACCCTTTGCGGTAATACCGGCGCGTACTGCGTCCGCATAATCGCGGGCATCGAGCTTGCTCTGGAATTCGGCGGTGTCGGTGTCGTACTTCTTCTGAAGGGTGTCGAGCTTGGTCTTCAAGTCGTCCGCGTCACCCGCATTCTTCTTCAAGTCCTCAATGTCCTTGTCGCGCTGGGTGAGCTGGTCGCGCAGGTCGGTAACGTCTTTCTTGGCTTCTGCCGCCTGTGACTTGTATTTCTCAACATCCTTGCCGTTTAGTGCAAAAACCTTATCTGCCTGTTCGTCAGTCAGACCGATTTCTAACAGTTCTTCTTTCTTCATGTGTGTACTCCTTTCAGATTAGGCGTTTTAGGTGGTCGCCGTCACCGATCTGCCTGCACTTTTAGGCTTGCAGGATAGCCAATTTCCGTAGTTTAATGCCGTTGCGGGCATGAAAAAAGCGCCTTACAGCGCTGGATTCACTTTATCAAAGTGGGTTATGCGATTATCAAAGTCGATTTGCTAACAGTTTGATTATTCCTCGCCCTCTGTTAGCTTTTCCGCGTTCGGCATCATTGCCCGCGCTTCTTCCTCGGTTACGCCGTACTTCTTCGCAATGTACAGCTCGCCGCGAATCAGACCGGCGGAAACGTCATTACGCATATCAGCAAGTTCTTTCTGCTTGCTCTCGGTGTCCTGCACAACGCCATCTCCCCAATCGCACTGCAAGTGCCAATCGCCAGCAGGTGCAAGGCCGTAAAGCGTGGTGTAAACGTCCATGCCGTACAACAGGCCGTTCAGAGCGTGTTCAAGTGCCGCCTGCGTATCCCTCACAGTGACATACATTGTCTGCTTACTGGATACGATCTCGGTTGCAGTTGCATTTACCGTCTGAGGGTCGGACAGTGTTCCGAAAGACAAGCCGCAGTTCAGCTCGATCATCTTCAAGGTGTCTTGGAATCCCTTGTATAGTGCATCATTGCGGAATTCCGGTGAAAACTCCTGATAGAAGTCTACGTCTTCAAACGGCATCCGGCGGAACAGACGGTCACGGAGCAGCGGGTTCGTGTGCGATAGTCCGTGCTCATCTACAACGCGCTGTGGAATCGCAGAATCACTCATCAGGATACGGCGTTCGCCGCTTTCATATTCCCACATGAGCCGCTCCCACTGCTGGTCAGCCTGCCGGATTAGGTCAACTGCTGCGCCGCTGTAAAGCGATACACCGAGCGGACTTTCCGGCTCGATGTTGTTTGCAATCGGCACCTTGAAAAAGCCGAAAAGCGGACGTTCTACGTTCTGAATCGTCGTTTCCGGCGCAATCTGTGCCCAGTCCTCTACAGTATTCAGCGGTACTTCCGAGCCGATACTACCGTTCTTGTCGGAGTTGTACGCCTTGTTCTTGATGGTGTACACGCCGCTTTTCAGTTCGTGGTACTCCAATTTGGTATAATATCGGTTCTTTTCTCGCTTGGTATCCGCGAATACTGCTGCTGTGATCTCTCCGTTGCTGTCAACACTGACCGGGTACGCGCTGCCGACTGTGTTAAAGTCCACAAGCACACGGTTCTCTGAGACAAACGGCTTGTAGAAGAAACCGCCGACCGAGAGGCCCTTTTCAACGTCAATTCGCATGTGCGGAATCATACCGCGCAGGCTTTCGTTTAGGAACTCTGCTCGTGCGCCGCCATCAACAGTGATGGTGCTTTCAATGGTGGTTGGGCGTGCCACCGCTCGGCAGATAGCCGACGGCAGGCCGCAAGACGTAACATTCCGGTTGCCGTGCTGACCGAGCCACTCGGCATCGTCCATATACATCCGTCGCCACAGGTCAATGTTTGACTGCATCGTGGAATCATAGACCGCCGTTGCCCCTGTCAGTTCTTCAATTTTGTTTGCCGGAATCATTGCTTGCCTCACCGCCTTTATTAACTGCTTCAACCGTTCAAACATTCACAAGCCCCCTTGCTCTAACCTCTCGGCGCACTATCGTCTGGAAGTAATAGCGTGATGCGTCCATATCATGGTCAAACTCCTTGATAACCGCATCTTCGGGGGATTTATCGTCCCACATATACATGCCGAATTCGTCGATTGCTCCAGTACAGCTTGCATTGTACTGTGCATAACCAGCGGCAAGCAGCGTTCCCATCAGGCGGATACCGTCAAGCACGCTGTTGTCTGCGTCACGCACACGGAATTTACCGTGTCTGCGGATTGTTTCCTTGAACGATGCAGCCGAGGGGTCAATAATGATCGCCTCGATATACTGACCACCAACGAACATTTCAAGGTCGGCGTAGTATTCCTCATCTGTTTTCTGTTTCTTCTCCTTGCGGCTGTCGTGCCGATACGCACGCACGCAAGTTGATTTGCAGGTCATTTCGTCAAACCGCCAAAGCTGGAACACGGTCGGGTTAATCGTGCCGTAGTCACAGGACACAAACCAGCGATTACCGGAACCCTCGCCATCTGTAACGTGCATCTCGGTCGAGAACATAGGATAAACCAGACCCTCTGCAACACGTCGCATACCGAGGATATCACGCTGATACCAGATGCTCTTGCGGTCGTATGTCGCAAGGATTTCTTTCAAGCGTTCATCCGATACAGAAAGGTTGTCCGCAATGGTGAAGTGCCCGTAGTTGAAACCGTAGTTTGGGTTTTCCCGCTGCTTCTCCATATGGAAGTTGAGCACGTCTGTGTAGTACGGGTGGTTCTCGCCCTTTGGGTTAAGATCGTGATATATGCCACGGTCGCCGCTCGTCATGGTACGGTCAAATACTTCCTGCACAAACTTAGGGTGACACTCGTTCGCCTCGGTGATATACGCAAGGCCGTAAGTGTTGCCCTTGATGTTCTTCTCGTCTCCGTCTTTACGACCGCCGGATACAAGCACGATCTTCTCAGCGCCGTTCCGCGTTTTGACGTAGATGCAGTCTCGGTTCTGGTACTTACCTACCCGGCAATTCTGCTTGCCGAAATAGTTAATCATGCCGTAACCGTCGCAGTCGATGATATTAAGCATTGCCGACGCAGTAGAAACGCCTGCAATGAGGTGGAATCTGTTCGGGTGCTTTTCCAATCGAGCGCAGAACGCCGTTGTTTGCAATACGTTCTTACCGCCACGCTTGCCGCCCTCGGCCACGTTGAACCAGCTATGAAGGGATTTATAGAAATAATCCACTTGTTTTTTCGTGAACGGTGCGGGGATATTATCCATCTTCAAAATCCTTTATGTCTCTGTCCGGTGCAGGCTTCATCAGCATATCAACGAGCGGCTGCACACCGTTGTCGTTGTCGCTTCCCATCGGTGCAGGGGTATCGCTCTGCCCGAGGTACTGCCTACCTAACCAGATCAGCATTTGTATATTGCCACTTTTCGCCGCTTGAACCTGCCAGTGCCTCAAACGCAAGCGCATCTGTGACACGCCGCGCACATAAGCCGCCCTTACGTCCTTGCGATTCAGAAAGTTTCCTCTCGCAAAGTCCAGAGCGTCCGCAATGTCCGCTTGGGTGTTGCCCTCTGCGGCGAGTTCTTCTACAGCTGCAAGATCAATTACTTTCTTCGGTCTGCCTCTCGGCATTTCCTTTCCTCCTTTCACCCAATAGAAAAGCACCGAGAATTTCCCGGTGCTTTGTCTGTTGAGTTGTGTTTGCTTAGGTCGAGGACGAGCGAGCGCTCGTTGCGCTTGCCGCACGGCGGCCACGGATACGGTTACGCACTGCGTTTGCAAATCTGCGGATTGCACCCATGCTTTTCACCTCCTTTCAGAGTATACAAAAAGGACTATCTTTCGCAGATAATCCTTTCCGTTATATTTATTCACCAATGATTTTGCTCAAATATTCCTTTGAGCCTTTGCCGATTCTCGCAAACTTCATATCTTCGGTCTTAATCGGACGCTTGACCGCCCACGCGAATTCCTTGCCTTCGATATACTTTAGATCGGTATCGAATTCGAGGGATGCGAGAAATTCCTCTTTCTGCGCTCTGCTGGTAAAGCAGATACAACACCAATATTCAGTGTCGCACATATCGCGGAATCGCTTGTTCTCAGCGCCCATGCGCTCACGGAAACCCTTCTCTACGTCTCCCAGCTCATCGAGGCACTCGCTTTCGAGCTGCTCTAATTCAATGTGATCATCTTTTGTTTCCTTAACTTCGTCGTCGTTCCAATATCCCATTACAGTTCGCCCCTCCTGAATAACTCCAACTCTGCCAGCGGGAACCATGTGATAATCTTCTCGTAGTCCCGCGGGAAATTCTCCTTGATCGGCTTCAAGAACCGATAATCAATACCATCGAACGTTCTGCCGAACAGCTTATAGTCTACCGGCAGCCGAACACCGCTTGCATCAAATTCGCGCAGCAGGTCGGCCTTTACCCAGTCGAACACCGGATAGAACCGCTTTGCATTGTGGTTGATCGCTCCATGTGTTTTCATGGCGATACGCCGCATTGGGCTGTCTGCCATTCTAACGCCGGTCGCAGTGTATACGCATTCCGGCAGGCGCTTGCATTCGCGGATGATCTCGCCAATTTCGGCATCGTCATATTCTTCTCCCGGCAAGTCCAGCGCCTCGATCTTGGTTACATGCTCCGGCGACTGGAAGACCAGATTTCGCAGCAGCCGGTACAGTGATCTATGCGGCAGTCTGTAAATGTGAGTGCCGAAAAAATCCTCATAGTATGCAAGGCTGTTTTCGACGAATTCCAGACCCGGCACAGTGTAACAATAATACGGAATTACATGCTTGAAATACTTCCTCAACTGCAACCACGCTGCAATGCTGTCCTTACCTGTGGAAAATGCTAAGATCGCGGTATCGCATTCCTCCGCCATAGTACGGCAAAGGCTTTCGCCGCTGCTTGCATCTACTCTATCATACACTACGCTTTGTCCTCCTCTTTGTCTCGCTCCATCTGGCAATCAATCGCACGGGCGATAAAGCCATTCACGCTTTCTCTCCGGCCTTCCACATGGGATTTGATCTCTTCTTTCTTGCCTTTCGGCAGGGTCAAATTAACTCGGTCATAAGCCTTGTTGATGTACTTATTGGTTGCTTTCTGCTGCGCCTTGCTGGATGGCATATAACAGCACCTCCTAACGATAGCTATTATACGCCTCGGATATGTTTGTGTAAATATACATAACCTACAAATATACTTGCGCAAATATAGTTATTTTGCCCATTGCTATACTTGCACAAATATATTATACTATAGTCACAGTAAAGACAAACAGGAGGTAATCAAATGTGCATTGCAGGCACTTGCGAATGGCATCGCTACGAGATCACTCCAGCTTCTCACGGTCGCGCAAAAGTCGATTTTCAAGAATTCATGAATGGCCGCTGGGTTGGCTTCGGCCAGCAGTCTATTGAGTATTATTTGGCAGAAGATATTCCGGAAGAATACGATCTCACCCCAGAGGAAACCGCCGAATATAACAAAATGATGGGCATTGCTTAAAAGGTTCTCGCGGGTTCACCCTTAAAGCCCGCACCCATAAATTCATTTTTGAAAGGTGGTATCGATATGATAAAAGCAAAATTTGTCGGCAAGATATACTCTCCGGAAGGTTTTCCGGTTCTGACGTACTTATACAGAGGTCGGAAGTATGATGTAATCGATTATGGTTGGCGAGGCGGAGAGCCGCTATCGTGGCAGCACAAGAACGAACAAGCGCACATCGACGATATGATTGATAAAGCCGGTGCAGCAGGCGAACCCGCCGAAATCGGTTTTGAAATCTTTTGGGAATCAGTGAATCAATAATCAGGAGGTACACGCCATGAACACCATCAAACACACCGAGCCGAAGCCGCTTACCGGCAAGTACGCCAAGCTCCGCGACGATCTGCGCAAGGTGTACAAGATCGGCAAAGCCGCAGCCGCACAAGTTGAGGACGGCGGCACCTGTAATTTAGATGCGCCCTCTCTCCTGCTCCCGCTTTGGCAGTCCGCCAAGGTCAAGCAGGCTTGCAAGGAGGCAGGCGGTGATTATTTCCGCTGGGGCTTCTCTAACCGCTATGTTATTTGCCTGAGGCTGCCCGGTCAGGCATACAAGCGCGAGACCGCAGCCGAGGCTATGACCAAGGCGCTTGCCGACATGGGCTATGATGCTCTCACATACTGCCAGATTGACTAAGGGGGCCTTAACCGCTCCCTCTCTCCCGCCCGGCTCATGCACCCGCAGCGGAACATATAAAAAACAGCTTGTCACCGCGCCAAATCAGCGGTACAATATACACAACAGGAGGTAACAACAATGACCCTTACCAAAGAGCAGCGCGACCGTATCGCCGCAGTCGCGGAAGAATATGATTTTGATTACGCATGCATCGCAGTCCGCAAGCAGGAAGAGCCATTCGCACTCGGTGAGATCGACCACGTTTCCCACATCTGGGACAACGGCGAAGACACCGGCGAGGAACTCAACGGATTATGCGGTATCAAGGTAAACGCGCTGGATGATTCCGCGCGCTATAATGGTGACTATTTCGGTCGCCACATCGCCGTTATCGCGGGTAACTCTTACGAGTACGGCGAGGACGCAGGTGAGGTTATTATTTCCGATCCTGTTGTTATCTCCATCATCGCATAGGGGGGCAACGCCATGCCAACAAGAGCACCCAGAAAATGCATCTCCTGCGGCGGGATTTTCTCGCCGCAGTACGACGATCAGGTTAAATGCCCGGCTTGCGCCGCAAAAAGCGTTAAGTCGGTCATGCGTCCCCGCACCTGCCGCCAATGTGGCAAGGTGTTTGAGGGCGGGCCGCGTGCGTGGTACTGCCCGGACTGCCGCGCCGAGCGCCAGCGCGATGCAAACCGCCGCCAGCGCGAGAAAGGCACTGTGCGCCCTCTCGGCTCTACTGACCTCTGCACGGTATGCGGTAAGCCGTATATCGTCAAGTCAGCCCGTCAGCGGTATTGTCCCGACTGCGCCGCCGAGGCGGTCAAAGCCGCCGATAACGCCCAGGGCCGCGCCTATATGGAGGACTACCGCAAGGAGCGCATCCGCCACACCGACCGATTTTGTAAGGTCTGCGGCGCAGTGATTCCGCCGGACAGCCCGGAAAAGTATTACTGTTGCGACGAGTGCCGCCGCAAAGCGGAGCAGGAGAAGCAGCGCAAAGCGGACAGCAAGCGCGGCAAAAACGCCGCCCCGCCGAAGTTCGTTCCCTTCCCCAAGATCGTGGAAGCGCATGCTGTCGGCTATGTGCTCCCGCCGCTGTTGCAAGCCGACGGACCGTTTGAGATCGTAGAGCGCTACCGCGACGAGGACGGAAAACCCCGTTTCCGCGCACGCTGCAAAAAGTGTGGCCGTGTCATAGATCGCAACGACACTTATTTCTACAACACAGAGATCAAATCCTGCGGATGCAAGCAGAAAACCCGTCGTCAAGGCACGGGAAAAATTATTTCCGCGGCGCACGCGAAAATACCCCATGTCTGCGAGATATGCGGCAAACCTTTTGCCGGCGGAACGGCATCGAAATTTTGCCCCGGCTGCCGCGACAAACATTACCGCGAATGGGCCAGAAACTACGCCCGCCGCCGCTACGGCTGGACCGAAGAAGAAATCGCCCTCGGCCACCGCATTACAAAATAACGCCGTAACCCCTACCGAACGCCATCGAATGTCCGGTAGGGGTTACTTTTTTAAGAGGTATGAAAAGATGTTTCAGGGCATACCGGATTTGCACCGGTTACGACTGTTCGCCCCATGTATACCGCTTTCGCGGTATGTGCGCTTTTCGCCGCGCGAACGTCGGGCTTTTACCGAGGATTCCTCCGCTGTCCACAGGCAAACACTACATGTATGAAATCGAGAGAGGTAATGACCTCCTATATCTTAGTTTTTGCAGCACAAGAGATATATGTCGCCTGTGTAATGATTTGGAATGTTTTGCCGCCGTCGCGGCCGCCTACCGTATTTCGCTTTTCGGCTGATCAGATAAACGTTTTTGTTCGCTGCACTTTTTTCGGCTCTCGCAGTCCGTCGGCAGTGCATCGCCATCCTCTCGTTCTGGACTATGCGCCGTCGCTCTCCGGCGTGTCACAATTACTATCGGTTTGTTTTCCGGCTGATTCCCTTTTTAGGTTACAGCGGGGAGCGACCCCGGTTGCGGCGTGCCTGCAAGCACCCGCTGAACTCTGCAAAGCTGTTGCAGCAGCTCCGCATACGTTCGGAAACAGATTGCTCGTCTTTCCGAGCTGCCAGAATATTATCGTCCTCGTTGGAGGCGTTGTGCTCCCTCTGCCTCATGCAGCTTTGGGAGCATATCGCCTTGCATGGTGGACGACATGCAAGGCTTGCCAAAAGTCCGCCACGTTGCCCTTGGCTAAAAAGGTTCCATACGTTACCCGTCCGGCCTCATGCAGCCATTCGGGCATGTTTGCGGTGACTGTTGCCCGCAGGCACCGCATCCCATTCTCAATTTTTAGCGTGAATATTATTACTCCGTCACCCTCATGCAGGCTTTGGAGCATATCGGCGCGCCGCGCAAAAGGCACGCCGAAAGAATAGAAAGGATAATCAATGCCTTCGTTCCGCGAAAGGCGTTTTGCTCCTCTGCCCTCATGCAGACTTTGGAGCAGGTCAGCGGCAGGATTTCCCCGCCGCTTAAAACGGGACTTTAGGTAAAAATGGAGGAACGAAACTCCGTGATTCCGCCCTTTAGGGCTTTTATCACGATATCATTATACCACCATGTTTAGTATTATTGTGTATTGCGTTTTCCACAATGTTATGCACAGCCTGTGCGTATCCGTTCCACTGCCTGTAAAGCTCTTACATGCATTTCGCCCTTCACATGGGATTCGCTGTAATTCTGGTTACGCGCCACGTCCCTCCATTTGCATCCGTTTACATACCGGTCGGTTAGCAACGTCCTGAGTTCGTTGCTCGGAACTTTTGCGATCGTGCTGATAATCTCAGCCCGCACCAGATCAAGCCGCTCCTGCTCTCGTTTGATTTGATTGTTCAACTCAATGTACGCATCCGCCTTATTCGCAGTAACATCACCGCCACCGCCCGGCGTTTCCTTAATAGTCGCCGTTGCACTCGTCGCTCGTGTCCATGCTTTTACACGAGCGTTTTCCAACGACGCAATGTAGTTCTCGATTCCTACGGCACGCAAAAGCCATTCTTTAGTCGTCGTGTGCCACTACCTCCTCCATACCGTGCTGTGTATATCGCCTGCGTCGGCTGATTCTTGCCGCCTTGCGGATGCAACCCACACCCGGTTCACATCCGCGCGATTTCCCCGTGTCGATAAAATAATGACACGCCCATAGCTTAGAGCCTTGGCTTGTACCCAGTACCCGCCAGTATGCGCACCCAGCGCATTCGTTTTTCTTTTTCATGCTAATGCTATTCCATTCTCCCGCAGTTCTTCAATCAGATCGTCGATTTTAACGTATTTTCGGGCGATGCTGTCTGCGAGGTAGTTTGTTTCGTCCCATATCCGCCGTAATCGGTCATAGTCGTACCCTTCTTTATCCCGTAGAACGCTAAACATAATTGCCCATGTAGACGCAACCGCCGTGTTCGTTGCGTCTCGTTTGGCTTTTTCTATGTCACCCTGCGTCGCCGGTATTCGGTATGGGTTGACTTTCTTTTTCTTCGCCATTTCCGTACCTCCAATTTTCATACCGCCGCATCTCGTCCAGATACTGCCGCATCTCCGCGCTGTACTGCTTCACTCGTCCATCCGCTCCAACATATCAAGGTACTTTCTCGCCATCGCCGCCACCTGAATTGCCTCGCAAGCCGCCGCTTCGGCGTACTGTTCAACGAGAGCCACATGCTGCGCCGTCGGGATACCGTCACGGATACGGTGCCAGAGCTGCTCCATCGCCATCTCGATACTGTCGTATTCTTCCCGCAGTTCCTCGGCTTCCTCCTGCATTACCGCCACCCCTCATGCGGGCTATGGAACTGTGGGAACCGCTCATTTGCAGCTTCCAGTTCCTTTTCCACGAGCTTTTCAACATCTTCACTCACTGCGTTCATCGTTTTCCTCCTGCGTAAACGCCGCTCCGCAATTTGCGCAGAATCGCGGCTGTCGATACCTTTCGTTGTTCATCATCATCGTATCCGCACCGCAAGATATACACTTGTAAACCTCGGTGTACCATTCCTCCACGCCCATCTTGATGTACTTAGCCGTCATGCGAATCCTCCTAACGCTGCTTTAAGCAGCATAATCGCCAGTGCTGCCAACGTGCAGCCTGTAAACACCAACAACATTCCGATCAATACGCGGAACGCAATTTCTTCAAAATCCACCGTATCACCTCAAACACAAATCATCGGCGGGTGCGGAATCTCCGTATCTATCGGTTTCCATAGGTGCAGGCAGTACGGATGGTTATTGATGTACTCCGACTTAGGCGGGTGGAATTGCATAACGCGCTCGTCCTCGCCGAAAAACATATCCTTAATAGCGCACATCTCGTCCCACGTCGGGCAGCACTTGCGCTGTGCAGAGCCGGGCGAAACGCTGACGTGTTCCCATCCCATGCCGTTGCTTGCGATCACCCGGAACGACTTGCCGCCGACATACACCTTGAAAACACCGTTTCCGCTGTCGCCGGTGCAGCCGTAAAACTCGCGTTCTCTGTCTTTCAGCCGGAACTTGTCCAGCTTGTGCAGGTCAATCATACAGGTTCACTCCCTCAATCTCCGCACGGATTTCCAGATCGTGCAGGTATTCGCCCATGTGACGTTTCTGCCGCTTTAACAGGTCGATGGAGCAGTTCGGCGTAAACTCGAGTACGCCCGCCTCGTACTTCGTCACAATCCGGTGCAGCTTTTCATAGCGTTCCTTGGTCTCGCGGTACTCGCGCTTCATGTGCTCCTGCCATGTGTTTGTATCGGGGTCAGGCTCGTTTGGTTCACTTCCCAGTTTCGTTTTTTCTCCAAGCGTTTTCATTAGATGCAAAGCATCGGCGCAAATCATACCGAACTCGCATCTATCCTCGTCGTTATCAAAGTCAAACAGTACCATATTGCGCGACATCAATTCCGCGCATTCAATCGCTCCATCAATCGTCATTTTTCATTCTCCTTTCTCTGCGTATCTGTTTTACTGCGTCATTAGTCATGCGATGTCACCGTAACCGGAACGATCATCTCTGGCAGGAAATTCACCTCGTAGTGGAACTTGTCCACGTAAGCTCCGCTGACGTCCTCCACAACGTAGATCGTCCAGTCGTTGAGGTACACAAGGTGTTTCTTGTAAACGCCCTGCCCGGTCTCGACAGTCACCTCCAGCTCGTTCTTGCTGTTGTTCGAGATAGCGAAGTTGCCGATCAGCTCAAACACCGGCTTGTCCGTACGCGCGTTGATGACTTCCAGACGGCGCGTGACGTTGAAATTGTCCGCCTCTTTCGAGATGTTGTACGCAACACGGCTGCTTTCCCGGCACGCCGATAAGCTGCACATCATCGCACCGCAAAGCAGTGCCGCCGTGATTTTCTTGTTCATTTCTGTCCACCTCCGTAATGTTCTACAATATACTGGTTCGCCGTGGTTTCCGGCGCAACGTACCAGTCAACCAGCTCCTTGCACGACATCATAACGCCAAGCAGTGCAATAAAAGCGGCCACAAAGGCAATCGGCGCAATATCGCAGTATTCCACATTCCGCATCAGCTTAACCGTAGCCACAATCGCGCCCAGCATCAGCACCACGTACAGCGCCGTCAGTAAAATACCGCCCGTCACATGCTTCGCAATCACCTCCTGCACCAGTGTTTCCGGCGTAACGCCCATCTGGGCGGAGATTTCAGCGATGGTCATTGCGGTAGTCCTCAATCACATCAATACCGTATGCAATAGCGCACTCGTTCTCGATTTTGCAGCCGCGGTACTTATCCCAGTCCTTCGCAAAATAAGCGACGTCAGCCGTAGACAGCAGTTCCAGCGACTTAGCCAGATACCAAAGCGGACGTGCGTCATGTGGCGCGTTCTGGAAAAACGAATCAATCACTTCCACTGGCTCACCGAGTTCATGCTCTGCGGATTCGATAGCCTTTGCGCGGACTGCGAGAATTTCTTCGTCCGTCTTGTCCTTCATAGGCTGAGAAATAAACAGTTTCTTCATTCTTCTACCTCCTTAATTTCATCGAGCGCAATGTTCAGCTCTCTCTTGCCATTCAGTTCGCGCAGCAGCTTGCGCACAATGCGCTTAAAGCAATCATTGCAGTACGACAGATACATATCGGAACGGTCGATCGAGTTGCATACAACAATGTGGAGTGCGTAACCGGTGTCCTCTTCCTTTTCTGAGCCGCAAATCTTGCATTTACTCATCAACTTCTACCTCCATCTCATCTTTTAGTGATAGCTTACGGCCGCACATAAAACAATAGTTGATTTTGCTGGGTCTACATTCAGCCATAGCAACTAATTCATAACTATTGTCATAAAAATTCCTGTGAATTATAAAGTCGCCTAAACATTTTGCGTCTGTACGGCAATAGGGACAGTTCTTTTGTTCTTCGGTCATTCTTTTTTATTCTCCAGTTTCATACGCTTAATAGCGTTTTGCACGACCGCTACAATCGAACAACACTCACCAATCGTGAGATACGGTGCGATATCTCGTACCGTTGCGATAAGGGCACGCGCCGCCACCGGTTTAATTGGCCTGTCAAATACCTCATTGTTAATTTGATCCATTGTCCGCCCTCCTGTTCCATGCTTCAGCAGCTTCTTCGTATCTATCCCTGTTGGTAACAGGTGCTATATATTCTGCTCGTGAAATTACACTGTTCTGCCGAAAATAAATTCCGCATTTTTCACAACCGACACGACATTCGATGGTGAAAATAGGCATACTCACCATATACAGATAGTTCGATTTGCGTTCACAAGAAGCGGATGCCTCTCCCCCGCAGAACGGACAAGGTTTTAATTCAGTCATTGTCAGCCCTCCTGTTCCACGCTTCTTTTGCCTTTGGATGGGTGTTATAGCAAGGGATTTGTGCGTGACACTTCTCGCAAATGATATAAGGTCTAAAATATAGGTATTCCACCGAGATTCTGTTGCTCCCGCAGAACGGGCAAGGTTTCAGTTCAGCCATTGTCTGCGCCTCCGTCCTTTCTCTTGCCGTAGCTACAAAAATCCTGTAGCCACATTATGTGCTTGTACACACGGCATATAATCATGCCGCCACACTCGTTTTGTGC